CCTCCGCCAGAACCTCCATCATTTGGCCCAGGTGATAATCCACCACCTGCTCCGTACATAGCTCCTCCTGCTAATCCTCCACCTAATGCGGTAACTGACCCAAATACTGTATCCGTTCCTTTAGTATTTGATCCACCTCCTGATCCAATAGTTACAGAAATAGGGCTTCCTGGAAAAGTAAAACTAGAAGCATATAAAACTCCTCCTGCTCCTCCACCGCCAGAATGTCTATTATAGGTATCTCCACAAGGAGGCGCTCCTGCTCCTCCACCTACAACTAAAACTGCTGCGGTTGTATTTCCTTGAGGAGTAAAAGTACCTGGAGATGTAATGCTGCTTACTCTTGGTGGTAATGGTGGACTGTAATCTGGATCATTAACTGGTCCAATTACTCCTCCATTATTATTTCCTTGTCCTAAAGTACTTGTCATAATTTTATATACCTACCCATGTATTATTAACATTATCCCAATAAAAAGTACATGTTTCTTCCGAATTTTCTGTGGCTTGATCCCAATGTTCTATTCTATTATTTGTAAAATTCCAAAACACTCTTGATCTTGTAGTACCATCATTTAAATACATTGATTCTACATCGGTTAAAGCAACCCATTCATTACTGTCAGGATTCCAATAAAACTGGTCTTTAAAAATATAATTAGGATCAATATCTTCTGAATTTCCTTTCGGAGGTAATAGACTTAACCATCTTTTATTAATATTGTCATAATGTTCAAATGGAATTTTTCCATTAGGTAATGTTGCTCCATACCAACCATGAGTCGGCTCCCACCTAAAAGTAGAAGGATTTATAATCCAATCATCTCTTCCTAAAGGTTTGTAAGGTACAAATATATTGTATTGAGGAGAATAAATACAAGTTGGACCTGGAAATATTCCTCTAGTAGTTGCATCATTAAAACATTGTTTCCAAGCAACTCCTTTAGGACTTCTTATTTGGTCTGGATGATCTGGTATATTATTTTTACACCATTCTTCTCCATCTACATGCATTGGATTATCTTTTAATGGACCATTAGAAGTAGGAATATTGTCAGATACAACAACTACTCTAATAACCTCGTTGTTATTATTTAATTCAGCAAAATAAGCCATGCTTAATGCCTCCTTATGACGAGCTTATAATTTCGTAAGATATAGTAATTACTAAATCATTATCTGCACTTGCTCCAGCTTCAATATTATCACCTTCTTCTAAATATAAAGAAGTGTTTTTATCAACTACAGTTAATGTAGAATCAGCTGGTACAGAAATTGTACTTGCAATTGCAATTGGTGATCCACCAGATTTTGTAATAAACACAGAAGCATCAGCTGCATTAGTTCCATCTATGTTTGCAACTAATATTGTATTAATTTTATAGATTTGTCCAGAAGCTGCAGCGTTAGCTAAAATTTCTGTAGTAAGAGTTGTATTTAAAGCAGCTTGTAGCGACTTTCCATAAATTGTAGTTACATTTACTATATTCGGGTTTGCCATATTTTTTTATCTCCTGTTATCTTTTACCCAAAAACCATTGCCATTGCAATAGCTTTTCCTGTTGTCGCATAAGGGCCTGCAAAACTTAAAGTTCCTGAACCATCTGTAACAATTGCTTGTTGATTAGTACCATCAGATGAAGGTATTGTAAATAGTCCAATTTCCTTTTGATTAGCAAAAACATCAATAACATCAGTTCCATTTGAATAAACAATTTTAGTACCTTTGTCTGTGCTTTTAAAAGTAGCTCCTGAACCAGAAGTTGTTTTAAAAACAACGTTGTAAGCTCCAGTTGTAGAATTTTTTAAAATATAATTTTTTTCAATTCCATCTGGAATGGTTACATTTACGTTTCCTGCAATTGTTCCTGTCATATCAACTACAGAGTTTTTACCATTTGATAAAACTCCATTAGTAAAAGCTAATGTTGCTCCTGATGTAACTCCAACTTGTTGATATCCAGCGATAGCTTGTTGGAGAATAACTAAGTTGGTATTAGTGATATCACCCCAAAGACCAGCTTTTTCACCGGTGACCATTAACTCTAATTTAAGATCCGTAGAATAACTTGATGCCATAATTTTTAATTCCTTATATTATACTAATTATTAAATTTAAGCGGCTGTGTCAATAATATTCCAAGTGACACTAGATCCGGTATCAACAATTTGCCAAGATTGTACATTAATTGATCTTAAACCAACTGTCAATGAATTCCCTGTTATAATAACATCAGCATTACCTTGCGTATTTATGCTTCCTAAGCCTACATTTAATTGTTGTCCAGTACCTGTTGCATAGGTCACAGCATCTAATATACTTGTTCCTTGAGCAACATTTAATTGTTGCCCTGTTAATGCCCCTGTACTTGCTCCTGCCGTAACAGTTCCCAAACCTACTCCAACTGTCATACCAATACCGGTGACTTCTGCGTCAGGAGAAGGATCTATTGTTCCTTCAGCAATGGTTAATGATTGGCCGCTTAAATTTAAATTACAGTCTGCACTAATTGTTTCATCGCCAAGTGATAAAGATAAAGGAATTCCTACAGGAACTGGTCCTACAAAAATAGTAACAGAAACATTGTCTTGTGCTATAGTTAAACCATTACCTGTAGCCGTAATATTTGCGTCAGCAGTAATAGTTTCATCTCCAAGAGATAAATTTATTTGTTGACCGGTAATATCTGTATTAGCTGTTGCCTCAACAGTTCCAAGACCAAGTCCAACTGTCAATCCTATACCAGTAACTGTTGCATCTGGAGAAGGATCTACTGTTCCTTCAGCAATAGTTAGACTATCTCCTGTTATAGAGGCTATAGTATTTGCGTCTAAGATTGAATTACCTTGAGCAATATTTATTTGATTACCGTTTAATTGAACAGAGTACGCATCTCCCCAAACAAGATTACCCCATTCAGCCCTTCCCCAACCAGAATTAAGTTCAGCTGAGATGCTAACACTATTTTGAGCACAATTTACCTGTTGTCCAGTTAAGGATACAGAAATATCATTCTGTAATCCCCATGAACCTGTACTCCAACTTAATTCGCCCCAAGTATTGGCCATAATAGGTTATCTCCCTATTATGCGTTGCCGATTCTTAGAATAGCTGCTGAAGTTGTAAATGCTGGGAACTGTATTGTAAAAGTTCCTGATGTTGCTGTTTTGTCTGCACCGAAATCTAATACTGCAACTGCCGCATTGGTAGATGAAGTATTATAAATTAATGCACCTCTAGCTGTTAACGTCACACCAGTAAACGACAAATCATTGAAGTCTACAATTGCAACACCTGATGCAACGGAAGTACTTGGATTTGGTTTTACTAATGTTCCACCACCTGCAGAATATTGACCACTGTTAGCGACTTCGCCAGACGCAGTGTATGCTGTAGTAGTAGAATTTAACGTCGCAGTAGATACATACAAAGCAAGTTTAAAAACATCACCACCAGAATATTGAAAATCATGTTTTCCTTCTAGTACTTCTTTTTTAAAACTATTTGCAACTGCTTGTGTTATTGCCATTTGTATTTACTCCTTATTGTTGTTTTGGAAGTCGAGGTGGTCCATCTGTGTACTCATCTCGTCTTCTTCTTCCCATTTGTTCAACTGTGAATCCTTGTAAAGCCTGTTGATACTTTCCTTCATAATATTGGATCATATCTGCTGGACCTTTTAAAAATCCAAAAGCTTCTACTAAGCATGCATACAATAAGCCATTTGGGAATTCTGTACTTAAGTATGTAGTAGTATTACTAGCTGATAATCCAGCAGGTTTCAAGATATAATTTATCTGCATGTTATAATTTTGATCAGGAGTAGGGGCTAAAACAATAGTGTTTTCATCCCAATAGCTGTAGTATTTTGGTAAACCTTGTACTCCAGTTGGATTATATTCTGAAATGTAGTTTGTATCCCTATATTCTAAAAAAGAACGATCAGAATTATCTGCTCCACCTGTAGAATTAGTAATTTGACAAGATCTAATAACTAATGTTTGATCATTAATTAATGGGGTATTAACATATCTTTGACCTGCAATAATATCAGCTTGTGCATATTGTCTATTGTTATCAGAATCAACATCTCGTTGAATTCTCCATTCTGCATCTAATATAAATCCATCTAAAATAGTAGAAGTAAATACGTTAGCATCTACCTCACAATAATCTCTAATTTTTTGTATTAATTCTGCGTATGTCATTATGCTTGAAGGTTAACAGGTCCACCTGTACAACCACTTCCTCCTCCGTTTATATTTCCATCTGTAGCAGTATCTGTACTTTGGAAATAATAATAATTTGCTGTGTCTGTTACATTACCACTAGAATCAATTTTTCCAACTGTAATTGTAAACCCATTAGCATTACTTATATCAGTAATTCCATCAAAGCTAGGAACATTTCTAAATCCTGTTGGACTAGTAGGTCCTCTAAATCGTACAGTAGTTCCGGTAGTTAATTTATGATCTTGTGAATAAACATTCACATAAGTATTTCCAGAATATTTAATAGTCGTAAATGGATTTGGATTTAATAAAATTAAAACAGGAGGCTCTACTCTAGCAGGTCTTGCATCCGGCAATCCTTGTGCATCGGTGGTGGTTGGTTTTGGTTCTAATTGTGGTTGCTTAGGTTCGTATTCAGAAATATGAACTTTTGCACCATTCCATTCTGTAACCATTTCAGTGTAAGGAAATGCCATTCCAGATCTGTCTGAAATAAATTGTGCGAATCTTCCTTTAGATAAATTTGCCATTACACACTCGGATAATAAGTTTTAGGAGTTATAAAAGAACTTGAAGAAGAACCATCTTCTTCTAATGCTCTTTGTAATTCATCTTCATATAATAATTTTAATTCTTGTATTCTTTGTGGAGCTTTTTTAATTGCTAAATAATAAGCAAGTCCTGAACACATACATGGTACAAAACGATATGGAACATCAGTTGCATTGGTATATGCACCAGAATCTTGAATTCTTTTTACATAATAAAAATTAATAAAATTTCCAGCTTCTGTAGATCCTGGAGTTAAATATAATGTAATAGTTACTCTATCAATAAATCGTTGAACAAAATATTGAGTAGGAGTTCCTTGCTGTGTTTTAGCAGATAGGCCTTGATAAGCAGACCTATCAATTTTAGTTAAAGGAAAATCAACACTAGAGGAGTTTCTATATGCCATTTCTAATACATCAGATACTCCGTAAACAGCTGTAGTGCTAGAAGTACCATCACTTGGTGAACGATACATTACATATTCAGATTGACCTTGAACTAACGTAATAGAATTATTTGCTATTTCCCAAAAATTAAGACCTCTGTTTCCCCATTCTTGAAACATAATATTTAAAGATCTTCTAGCTGTTCTTATGTCATAGCCAGAATTTCCTTGTAGCCCAATTCTTTCATAAGCTTCTTCTATAATTTCATCTATAGAGAAATCTTTGTCAAAAGTATATGTACCGGAAGTAGTGTTAGCCATTTAGCCTCCTACCCTGCTGTTAAACCTGGTCCTGAATATTTATCAGTTAATAAAGTAGCTGATGCAACACTAAATGTTGAAACATAAACACCTTTTGGAAATAAAATTCCATCTTCAGGAAATGAAAAATTAATTACATCACCTGCAGGTACGTCTGCTACAAATAAAGTAGTTCCAGTAGCACTTGTAGTTTTTAATTCAACTAAACCAGATGTTGCTAAACCCGCAATAATAATTCCTCGTAATCTAACTGGAGGAGCTATCACTACATTAGTTGTAGTAGCAATAATTCTAGTTGCTTGTATATCACCTTTATATGATCCCATTTATATTCTCCTAAATTTTAGGAGCACCC